GCCAGGTGGCGGCGGCGAGATAGTCGGCCAGGCGGGACATTTCCAGTCCGGGCGTCGCGGCGACGATGTACGGCAGAATTTCCTCGAAAACCTCCTGATGCAAAAAGGAGATGAGGGTAGCCTGCCACTCCTTGTGGTGCTCGCGCTCGTCGAGGATGCCGACGCGCGCCGAGCTGTAGTTCACGTCGGAGAGGTCGTTGCCTATCGAAACGTAACTTACGCCCTGAGCGGCGGACCAGCCGCGAACCTGGCCCTTGACGTACTGGGTCGAGTCGACGTTCGGCCAGGGCGAATCGTATTGGCGGAAGTCGTACCCGGTCGGGATCGTGTCGAAGGTGCCAGGGACCGTGGTGGTGTATTTTTCGGCCGCGGCGTTGAGCTGCCGGACTTCTTCCGGCGTCAGCACTTTGCCGGCGGCTTTGGCGGCCTCGAGGACGCTGGAAACCATTTGATCGGCGATGGTCTCCGGCGCTTCGCCGGTCGGGCTGACAAAAAATCCGAGCCGTTTGGCGGAGTTCGAGCAGGCCACGGCGGCGGCTTCTTCGAAGTCGTGCAGCATGTGGAGGCGGCGGGCACCGATGGCCAGAGGAGGAACGCCGCGCAACTGGTCGACTTCCTCGACCACGAATCGATGCCGAACCTGGTCGGCCGGCAGACGCACGTGGGCGCCGATGGCGCTCAGGTCGTTGGCCAGATCGCCGGCTTTGGCCGCGCGCAGCCAGTAGGCAACGGGCCGTCCGTCGTCGTCGATTTCGACGCCCAGCCGCACGCGGCGGCCCTGGTACTCGCGCCGCAGCGTGACGTCGAGCAGCGTCGGGTCGAGAATCTGAAGCTGGATTCTGAACGGCGACTGGACGATCCGGAACCGGTAGAGAATCTCGCCGTCCGTCGCCAGGGTCCAGAGCATCAGCTTTTCGATTTCTTTCCACGAAAGCTTGCCGGACACGTCGCACGAGCCGCGACGGCCCCAGCGCTCCCAGCCCTTTTCGATGAGGGCGTTTGTCTCGGTGTCGAGCGGCAGAGTGCCGTCGGACGGCTGGCGGGGGTTCGCGGGCTGGCGCACGCGCATCTGCAGCCGGATTCCGGCGACGCCCAGGACGTTGTCGACCAGTTGCAGGCGGTAGCGCCGGGCCCACTCGTTGTTGCGGGCGAGCTGGCGCGAGCGGGCGCGCAGGATGGGAAGCTGGTGCTGCAGGTCTTCGTTGATGCCGGCGGCCGTCGTCGCCCACGAGGCGACCCAGGGCGGGGTTTCGGCGCCCTCGAAACTGCGCGCGGCGTGGCGCAGCCGCGCGACTTGTTCTTGCTGCGCTCGAGCGGCGACGCCGCGAACGGCGTTTTCTATCCACTCGGCGCGTTCGGCGGCGGTTTCCCGCGCGGGGCGGCGAAAGGTCTTGACCAGTCGATCGAGCAGGCGCATGGGCGAGGGATCGTGGCTCGGGGTCAGCCGCGGTAGTAGATTCGACCGGAAGCGCCACGCTCGCGCGCGACCTCGCGCTCGTAGTGGGCGATCAGGTCGGCGATTTCCGCCGTGCTGCGAAACTTCATGCGCCGGTCGCCGATCTGGTATTCGGCCACGGGGCCATGGCCGGCGGTGCAGTAGGTGGCCAGGGCGGCCTTCAGATCGTCCAGCGCCTTGGCGTTGGCGCTACGTCCGTCGAAGGCGCTGGCCGCGGCGAGGTTTTCCGCGATGAGCACCGATTGGGTGCCGAGCGATACGCGCTCGGTGGCCGGGCCGTCGACGGTGCGCTCGACGAAGCCGAAGAGCGTGGCGCGACCGGCGGGCCAGACGGCGGTCGTCGCGGCGGTAAGCGTCACGGTGTGCTGCGTGCCGGCGCCAACGGCGGAGAAGCTGGCCGGGCTGCTACCCGACGGCCAGAGGAGGCGGTACTTGAGCGTCCAGCCGTCGGCGGCGGAGAACTCGGGGAGGGAGCGCGACCAGGAGAGGGAATCGCCGGCGCGGATCGATAGCGGCTCGGTGTCGGGAACGGGCAGGGTCATGAGGCATCATGATGGCGGACCCGGCGCGGGGAAAATAGGCAAGAAATTTCGCCTGGGCTTAACAACGGAGGTCGATGTGCTTGATCAATTTCTGGCAGGTGTGCGCCAAATCGTCGTTCTCGCTGTTTGTGTATTTGAGCAAGGCGCGCCGAAGTCCATCGATGTCCGTCGCCTCGCGGACGCACTTTTCCGCTGCGTGGAACTGCTCAAGAGATCGACAGTAGTCCTTGTCGATGCGCGCTTGTTCTCGTCGCGAGCGTTCAATGGCTTCGACGTTGCTCTCTCCTGCCCGTTGCGAACGGCAGGCCTGGGCGCTTGTCTCGGGCCGTCTAAATTTGATGAAGTCATAGACGGACAGCCATTCAACAGCCATGCGGCTTATGGTGGAGAAATCGCAACGAGGGGTCGTGGTCATCGTAAATACTCCGGTTAGGTCATTCGAACAGTTTACGCAACTGCTGGACGCGGCGAGGGCTGATGCCCAGGCGGCTGGCGAGTGTTTCGGTGTCGTCCGCCTGATCGGCGGCGGCGAGTTCGCGCAGATGCCGGCGCTTTCTGTGCGCGGCAATGTAGATCCGCGTGGCGCCGTATTCTCTGCGCACGGCGGCTTCGAAGCGATCCCATTCTTCGTCGGAGACGTCGGGCAGCGATTGCCTGGCAATGGCGATCAGTTCGCTCAGGCTATCGCCGGGCACGGGCTCTCTCCTTGCGAGCGGCGATCATGGCCGCGAGAATCTGCGAAGGCGACGCGGTGTCGCCCGCGTTTTGGTCGGGAGGCGATGGGGTTGCGGCCGGTTGCGGCCGGTCTTCGGCCACCCGGTAGCGTTCCGGCAGCGCCCCCGCGAAACGGCAGGCGGCGAGCGCCAGAATGAGGCAGTCGAGGGCTTCGTTGCGCGGGCGAAGTTGTTTCCATTCGGAGAAAACGCGCGACCCGCGGGACTTTCTGACGAGCTGCTCAGCGGCGAGCTGGGCGAAGTATTCGTCGTCGAAAGCCGGGTCGGCGGGGAAATGGAGGTAGCCGGGCCCCGGATCGGAAAGCTTGAGGCGCGCGTAGATGAGCGTCTTCGCCTGGTCTACGCCGAGCGGCTCGACGGGCTGGCCTTTCTTTCGGCGCACGCGCAGCCGCATGCGGCGGCGCCGCTCGTCCTCGATCAGCGGCCGTCCCGGACCGGAAATCCCCTTGGTGGGCAAGGCCCAGCGCTTGCCGACGACGTACGCCATGACCATCGAGGTATTGAACCCGGCATCGACACAGGCCATGGATATGCGCGATTCGCTCAGGAAATCGTCCAGCGCTTTCCACGGGTCCGGCGTCGTGGTGTCGCCGGGGAGGATCTCGTGATCGATCAGCCAGCCCTCCTCGCCGGCGCCCCAGGCGACGAGCGTGCATTCGAGGCGGTCTTTCTGCACGTCGACGCCGGCGGTGAGGCGAAGCACTTTTCCGGCGGCGAGCAGGGTCGCCAGCGTGTAGTTCTCGACGCGCGCCATCACGCTGGCGGCGTCGGCGCCGTCGCCTTCCTCGCGCCAGGTTTCGCCCAGGAAGGTGTTGACGAAGGCTTTCATTCCGGAAGTGTCGCCCTGCACGTCGACCCATTTCTGCGCGATCTGGCGCCAGCCCAGTCCGAGTCCGACCGGGGCATAAAGCGCGTTGAGGTGGTAACCGCGCATGGCTTTGATGTGCGGGCGCTCGGCAATCCATTTCCCGCGCGCGAGCAGAGCCGTTTTGCCGCCCTCCTGAATCTCGGCGCCGCAGGACTCGCAGACGTACCACGCGTCAACGACGACTTTCACTTCGGCGCCGCCCGGACTCGGCAGGTCGCCGCTCTCGGTGCGCCACCGGAGGTTGGCGAACTTCAAATGATGGAATTCGCTGCAGTGCGGGCAGGGCACGTGATACCGGCGCCTGTCGCTACGCAGATAGGCCTGGTGGATGCGCGATTCGCCATCGATGGTCGGCGTGGAGATGAGAAAGGTCTTGAAGCGGGAAAATGTGCGCTGGCGGTTCGCGATGAGGGTCATCGGGTCGCCTTCGCCGCCGACATCCCACTTGTAGGCGTCCACCTCGTCGCAGATGACATAGGGCAGGTGGTCGGAGCGCAGCGAGTCGGGGCTGTTGGCGCCCGCCTTGATGATTCTGGCGTTGGCGCCATACTCGAGGATGTCGACGCGGTTGGCGCTGCTGCGCGAGGCGCGGCTGACGAGGTCGGCGAGATGGGGGTTCTCGGAAATCATCTTCGCCAGGCGGGGGTTGAGCGATCGGTCGCGCAGCTCGAGGGTCGGCACCACGACGAGCATGTCGCGGTTGCCGAGGTGGTGCATGACGTAGTCGATCCAGTTGAACATGGCCTCGGTGCCGCCGACGCCGGAACTCTTGATGAACACGACGGTGTGCACCGGGGAATGCTCGGACAGATCGTCCTGGATGTCGCGCAGGTAAGGCGTTAGATCGGTCCGCCATTTGCCGGGGGCGTTGGTGCCGGACATCAGCCAGCGGTGCCGGTCGGCGTGCTGCGATACGGTCATCAGGTCGCGCGGACGGGCGCCCCGACGAAATCGCGCGCCGAACTCGGGCAGCGCTCCGCTCACGGCCTCGGCGCGCCGTCCGATGTCTTCCAGCAGGGCGTGCACGGCGTCGGAGAGGAGGTAGTGCACGCGCGTCTCGTCGGTCTCGCCGTCGATCGCCTGGGCAAAGCGCGCCGGCAGGGTGCGCAGCTCGCCCATCAGCAGCGACCGCACCGCCAGGGCGGCGCGCAGCAGGTCGTCCGCGCGCCGCGTCCGGGCGATGAACTCGTCAAGCTCGCGCTGCGCCCCCAGCGCCTTGAGGCGCGCGCGCTCGGTCTGGAGTTCGGCGAGAGTGGCGGTGGTCATGCTAGGGGTGCGGGCTCCAGCGCAGAGGCAAACGCGAGATAGCCGGCCGTGGCCCATTCTGCCTCGTCACCGAAGCGCGAGCGGCGGAAGTCGGCACCGGACAGGCTGGCGCTTTCAAGAACGATGGGCGGCGGCAGCACCATCCTGGCCGATTTCTGAGAGCGGGCGGCTCCCAGGTCGGTATAACGGCGCTTGACCTTGATCTGCCAGCCCTTCTGAGCGGCGATGTGCGCCGACAGGCCATTGCGCGCGCAAGGGATGGCGTCGGCCTCGCGGCACCAGCGCAGATAGGCAGCGTAGAGCTGGGCGGAGTCGCAGGGGCAGACCGGGTAAGCGGTGAGCCCTTCGCACCAGTCGCTGAAGAACCGCGCGGCGCTCGGCAGTTCAGGGGCGAGGTCGGGCGGGTCCGGCGGCAGATCGTCCTCGGCGTTGATCTCCGCCAGCATGTTGATGCCGATGCGGCGGGTGGTGGCCTCGTTGGCGCGGCGCAGCGAATCGCGCAGCGTCAGCCCACTGCTGCGGCCGACGCCGAGCAGCGCACGGAAGGTTCGCCAGCCGGAAACGGTGAGGTCGGCGACGTGGGCGGGGTCGCGCGAGAGGATGGGCGGCGCGCTCGCCTCCTGTTGCGCGCGCAACTTGTCGCGCAGGGCGAAGAAGGCTTCGACAAGGGCGACCTTGAATTCGACGACGCGCGGCGAGTTTCGCATCATCGTGATGAGGGTCGTCGCTTGCTGTTTGTTGAGCCAGGCGTACTCGGTTGGCCTTCCACGCTCGTTTAATCGGATTTCAAATCCGATTATCCCGAACTTTTGAAGCTCTTCGACGTGCTTCCGGATCAGTTTGATCACTGAGGCGTGATCCATACCGACGCCTTCGGAGATCGTTTCCGATGTCGTCATCGGTTACAGGTGGTGCAGCAGGACAAGATCAGACATGGTCGGGCTCCTCGTGNGACAAGATCAGACATGGTCGGGCTCCTCGTGGGCGCGGCGCAGGGAAGACAGCACGTCGTCAACGGCCTGCGTGGCCGGCGTGCTGAGTGTGCCGAGGTGGTCGGCGAGCAGCTTGCCGATGCCAGCCAGATCGCTGACGATGGCGGCGTCGTTTGACAGGACCTCGATGGCTTCGCACAGGGCGGCGAACAGCGAGGGGAAAGCGGCGAGGCGATCGAGATTGTCTTGCGCAATGGCAAGCGAATCGCGCGCGGCGACAAGCGCCGCCGGATAGACGGTGGGATTTTGCATGGTGGTGGTCTCTGGTTGCGGTGGTTTGACCGCCATCCCGACTGCAATCAGGAGGGCGGACCGGACGGGAGTTGCAGTACCGCCAGAGCAACGGCGCGCCTCGCGGCGCCTCCCGCCCGGTCGCCCATAATCGAGCAACCACAGGCGAACAAAAAGCCGCATGGCAAACGCTGAGCGGCTTGTCGCCGCCCTGGACGAGACTGCAATCCCGGCTGCCTTTTTCTCGGCAGCGGGGAAAGCATACGCCCGTCGGGCGGCGGATGTAAAGCGGGTCATCATTTCGCGCTCGCCAGCGCCTTGGCGAACGCCGCGGCGAAGTTCGCCGAGAAGTCGCGCGCGACGATCGGGGCGGCGATCTTGTCCATGTCGATGCGCCGCCGATAGACGGGCGCGAGGATGACTACCATGAGCAGTTTGAAACGGCCTCGGGCGTCGCTGGCCCACAGGCCGCGGCGCGGGCGGTGGACGCCTTTGCCGTCGGACCAGAAGATTCTGCCGGCGGCCTGGGCGTTGCGCCGGCTGCGCTTGCTCTGCGTGGCGTTCTGGTAGGGGTCGCGGAAGAGGCGCAGGGCTGCGTAGATTTGCTGCACCTGGCCGCGCGAGAGGTTGCCGTACGGGTCGAGCTTGGCATCCGGTCCGGGCACGAGGTATTCGCCGGCGCGGATGAGCCCGGCTCCGGTGAAGGCTTCTTCCATGCGCTTGCGCAGCCGCGTGCCGCCGGCGAATTGGTGACCGAGGATTTCGGCCATGGAGCGGGTGTTCTTGCCGCCGATCTCGCGATCCTTGAGGTAGACGGCGGCTTGCAGTTTGGCTTTGGTGGCCGGCGCGACGAACAGGCTCTTGAGGGTGAGCGGCGTCGGGCGGTCGAACTGGGCGGCCATTTCGGCCTGCACGGCGGTGCGCACGGTGCGAGCGGTGGCGTTGAGGGCTTGCGAGGTGGCGAAGGGGATTTGACCGGCTTGGGCGGTGAGGCTGGCGGTGACGGCGGCCAAGCCGTCGATTCGGACGGTGATGGGGATCATGGTTTTTCTCTCTTTGTCGGGTCGATTTGCAGTTGGTCGAAGGTGAAACGCCCGGAGGGCGGGGCGGGTAGGTTGCCGACGGTATGCCCGGCTTCGCTGGCGTAGAAGTCGGTGCCGCCGGCGAGTCCGTTTCGGATGGCGCGATCGACGTCGGCGGCGCCGAAGGCTTCGCGCGCGGCGTCGATGAATTCGGCGACGCGGGGCATGGCGAGGCGCAGGGGTTTGGCCATCGGCGTCCTCTGTTTATCCCGCCTATGCCTTGCCAGATGGCGGCTTTTCTGCCGGGCCTTTTTTCCCTTCCGCAATGTCTCCAACAAGAAAATCAGGAGGCGGCATCACGGGAGTGCCGCCCGAACGAATCCTTGAGATGTCGAACCAAAGCTGCTCTTTCATCCCGTTTTTTTCGTCCATCCCAGGATGGAGAAGGGCAGAAACACATCCGTAGAGGTCGAAAGAAATTGATACAACCACTCCCGAGAAGCCAGTAACCCTGTCTGTTGCGCTCTTCCCGAGCTGCTCAAGGTGATCTAAGACGTTGATCTTCATGCTTTGCATCCTTTATGTTAGGTTCGAAAAATTCCCGGATAGGCAGATTGGTCAGAGGTCCGGGCGCTGGCTCTGCGAAAGGCGCGGGGTCTGTGGCCGCCGAGGCGGCCCCGCTCCGATCTGCCATCGGCCGATCNGCTCCGATCTGCCATCGGCGGATCGCATCACGGCGATTGTTCTTTGGTCGGGGTTCATGCGGCTTTCTTTCCCGCCAGGCGCAGGCGTCTGAGGGCGCGAGGTAGTTCGCGGCGCAGGGTGAGGCTCAGGACCTTGACCTGCTCGACCAGCAAGGTGCGCCGCTCGGCGTTGTCGCGCGTGATGGCGAGGCGTGGCGCGGACTGGTCGACGAGCCGTTCGAGGGCGCCGCGCAGGGTGGCGCCCAGGGCTTGCGCTTCGTCTTCGACGGCGGGAAGGGGGAATCGCTTTCCGGCTTCCATCTGGAGCGCCAGGCGGTCTCGGTTGTTTTGGGCGGAGAGGAGGAGCCGCGTGTAGTGGGCGAGGCCGGAGCTTTCCTGGGGCTCGGGCAAGAGGATTTCGCCGGGCTCGGTGGCGACGGACGGGGGGGCGTCCTTGGGCGCGATCCCGGCGGCGCGGCGCTGTTCTTCCAGCCGGGCGCTGACGTCCGGACGGGTTCCGGCGGCGGTGGAGCGCCAGTCGGCAAGGCTTTTTTGGACGTCGAGCTTGCCGGCCACGACGGTGAGTCGGCCGGATTGGATGGCGCGGCTGATGGTGCTTTTGTGTACGCCGAGGCGGCGGGCAAAGGCGGCCGGGGTTTCCATGAGCGGCGGGCTGTTCTCCATTTCTTCTTTTCTTTTTTTTAATAAAAAAATAATGAAGAGAGCGCGCGCGCGCGACGGAACGCGCCCGGCGGGCATGGAACGCGACATGGAACGCGCGCGCATCCGCGTGGTTGCTGTGATGGAACACATGGAACGCATGGAACGCGCCACCATGACGCGCGAGGCGTCGTGTGCGCGCATCTTCCGTGCGTCGTGCGTGAACGTCTCGCGCGTAGTGCGCGCGCTAGGGGCGTTCCAGTGTTCCAGCCCAGCAACGGCAAGGGTTTGCGCGCGTTCCATGGCGCGTTCCATTGGTGTTCCATGTGTTCCATCGGCTTTAGTCGTCTCCTCCGAGGGCTTTGGAGAAGATGAAAAAACAGTCCGTTGCCCATTGCGATTCGGTCTTGTCCGGCTTTTTTCGGTGGTCGATGGCGTTTTCGTCTCCGCAGGCTTCGATTGCGGCGTCGTCGGGCAGGACCATGCGGGTTCTCTTCGGCGTGCCGGCATAGTAGGCGTCTTCGAAAATCCACTTGAGTTCGATTCGCCAGCCGCTCTGCTTGATGATGTACGCGGAGAGTTTGTTCTGGTTGCGCGGCTTTTCTCCGGCGGCGACACACCATCGGGAATAGGCGCGGTAGAGCTGCCAGGAGGCGCAGGCGCAGACTGGGTAGCGGGTTTCTCCGGCGATCCAGTCGCGAAAGAATCGTTCGATGGAGCCCATGGAGAGTTCCTGCACGGCGCGCTTGGCGTCGGTCATGGGGGGCTTGCTGTGCTCGTCGAAATCGCCGAGATCGAGGTTTAGTAGGTAGTGGTGCAGGGCTTCGCGACCGCCGTTGTCGAGGCAGGCGGCGACTTCACGGTAGAAGTCTGGCGAGAGCGCGGGCGGAGTCCAGATCATGAAGTGGCGCCTGTCGAACAGCTCGACGGCGGTCGGGTGCAGCTCGTTGGATAGCCAGACGCCGTTGCAGTGGTTGCGCTCTGTCCACGGCGCCAGGTGTTTTGGGTTTATACGAATGGTGTCGCCGGCGATGAGCGACTTGATGCGGTTCTTGAGAAAGTAGAGTTCGGTTCGCGCGACGACTTCGTCGAAAATGAGCATGAGCTTTCGGCTGGCCCAGTCGTTGAATTGACTTTCGACGGCGGCCTGGTCGACGGTTCCACCGTATTCTCCATAGAGGGAAGCGATGGCGTCGAAGAAGATATTTTTTCCGGCGCCCTGCAGACCATGGAATACGAGGGTGGTCCGCATTTTTGCGCCATGGTGCTGCAGGGGATAGGCGAGCCACCGGAGCGCCCATTCGTAGGCTTCTCGGCTGTTTTTCTCGAGGGAGCACATCCACTGGAGAAGGTCCAGAAGGATCTGGCAGTCGCCTGGCTTGGGCGTGGTCGGCCAGCCGCCATAGAGGTTACAGAGAACCTTCGGGTCCTTCCCGGTTGGGTCGAACCCGACCTCTGTAAAGCGAGCGACCTTTCGATCGGGCCGCAGCTTCCAGTCTCTGGCGGCATGGTCGGGGATCAGCGAGAGGACGTCGGCCTTTTTTACGATGATGTGATCGACGGAGTCGAAAAAGGCGCCGTCCGATCCGTAGAGGAGTGTCCATCGCTCGCACGCTTCGTCCAGCGAGTAGATTCCTTGCAGCGGCTGGCGCGCGAAAACCCCGCCCCCCGTCTCTTCGGCTGGCGCCCGGAATGGCGTTCTGCGCCCGGACGTCCAGCCATGCGCCGAGAGGGTGGATTCGATCTGTCGGGCCACTTTGGACAGCCCGCCGTCAGGGTGGACGTGCAGATCGTTGAAGTCGGTCGGCCCTTTGTGGGTCAAGGGCCGCTCGCCAGGAAATATCGGGGTGGCTACGTGCCCTCCGACAGCCATGGCGGTGGATCTGGCGGAGAGGGCGCCGGCGTTGCTCTTTCCGTGCGGCTCGCCGCAGACGAGGCATTGAGGCTCCTCGACGGTCGTCCACTTCTTGCACGCCTGGCAGGTCTGCAGATAGTCGTCATCGGCACAGACCAGCAGGCGCACTCCGCGATAGGTCTTGGCTATGACTTGCGCCACAGGCAGGAGGTTGCCCGCATAGAAGGCGACGACGACGGGTAGCCCGGTGGCTTCATGAAGGCTGCATCCCGTGGCGAATCCCTCGCAGAGCAGCGTCGCGTGGCCAGACATCGGGGAGCCGATGAGAAAGAAATGCCCCTTGGTCGCCAGCCCGGACGGGCAGAAATCTTTGTCGCGACCTTTACGCTTTTTGACTCCCGGATCGTGATAGACGACCTGTAAGCCCCAGGTCTTTCCCTTCGCGTCCTGCACCGGGATGACGAGGTTTCCGGAGGGCGATAACCGGGCCCCGAAAAGCCTGCCGGAGGGCATACCTTTGCGTGTGAGGTACGCGCTTTCGCCTGAGTCCGAGCACTTGCGCCACCAGCCGCCCGCCTTCGTCGCGGCGCTTTCGTGGCGCGCCGAGAGGGCGGCGTCAGCGGCCTTTCGGTCGGCGATTTGGCTAAGTCGTGTCGCCTCGATTTGCTCGGCCGATAGCCTAGGCCGGTCCTCACGTT